GCTCTTTCAGCTTCAGTATCAAACGCACGACTTTTATACCAGCCGCCGGTATCTCTATCTAATTCCTTACACATGTGAACCACTTCTGGAGTACTGATAGGATACTTCTTACTTATAGCATTTCCTGCAACTGATACCATGAAGGCATACATCTTAGCATACCAACCAGTTTGAGAGATTGCGTTGTATTCAGCAATCATTCTACGACTAACAAATGGGCAATCAGTATATGAAGACCATGAGTAGTTTGTGTTAGTAAGACCATTAGCACGATACTGCAGAATAGAGTTTCTCATCGTTTCTGACATGCCATCGAATATAGTCTTTGGCTTCTGTGGCATTGGATGCTTACTTATAAATGCTGTAGGATTAATAATATCACCAACATTAGTGAAAATAAAGTTATTAGCATTAGCATACGAAGCAGGGATGTAATACATTCTCGATAAGTCTTTAGTCTGCTTATCTCCGATAGCTCCAAGCTCCGAGTTGAGCGCCCACCAGAACTGTTTAATTTCAGGTGATTTAACCGCGTTTCTAAGTGGGAAGACAAGTCTGAACTTCGGATGATCAGCGGTAGAAGACGCGGTGCTATAACACACATAATAAAAATTACCAAAACGATTACGTAACTCACTTTGCAAGTCTCCTTCAAATTTATGATCATCTACATCTAATGCTGCCCAGCCACTCCATTGTGTAACATTGATGTTAGCACGTGTAGTACCTTTAATATAACTTGCAGGAGATATAAGAGATGCGTCTTTCTTACTGTTTAATTTAGCCTTAGATAACTTATACAACAAAGCCTCAAACTGTTGCCAGTCTGAGAACTCCATAGACTTTACAGTCTCGTTATCGTATATGCTTTTAAAAAGCGTTAGGGATGTCATCTTACAAACCAGTACCAACATCACCATGATTGCCATAATGAGTTGGTGCTACCCAATCAGCAGGCTTTAAAAGATCAGGTAGACCGAAAGGATTAGGCCGACCTTCTTTGATACCCGGCTCTTTTGCCATATTAGCTGCGTTTACTTTATTCCATGCATCAGCCGCATTTACACCGAATACATCAAGTGTACCGATAGCAAATACACACAGATCAATAAGTCCATCAACTACTTCTTCTGCGTCCTTATCTTTCATTGCATCAAACGTTTCAGTCATCTCTTCTTGGCACATTGCAAGACGGAACGCCAAATATTTTTGCATTAGTTCTCGATCGCCTTTATTCTCTTCGAACCAAGCTTTGACACCGAACTTATCATGCATGTCACTTATATCTTTAACCCAATTATAAGTCATCTAGATTACTCCACTTCTTTAGTTTTTCACGTTTAGCATCAGCACAAGCAAGTACATTATCCTTCCTTATAAGCTGAGCTTCTTCCATTAGCTGAATCATACAGGTTATATCACCGATCTCTGATTCTAGTAGTTCGGCACCCTTTCCAAATCGAATGATCTTTGAAGCTTCGATTGTAGCTTCAGCACACTCTTCCATAAAGATTACTAGCAATTCCTCGTCTTTGGTCATAATACTCGCCTTGTTTAATTGTAATCATAGATCTATTATAACATGCATTACGCATAATGTACATCTTTTATTTCAACCGATTTCATCCAAAGAAATCCTCTAGTGAAATTTTAGGTTCTGGAGACCAGCCAATCGCATCAAGAATAGGTATGACTGGATCAAGAAACGTTTTTTCGAACTGTTTATTGTAATCAATATACTTATCAAGCTGCAATTCAGGAGCAAGATATGTAGGGAATGATATTACGTTTTCACGAATACTGTTTGGCATCTTAAGGTAACAGAACTTGATTTTTTCACCGTTCTGAATCAGCTCGTGTTTCTTTTGCAAACCTAGCAGCTTGATGTGATGGTTATATAACAGCGCACCACGTACATGAATAGGCGTACCTTTTGCGTATATACCATCGCGCTTACGTGACCACTTACTTATATCGTTTACACCTCTTGGAAACGATACTTGTTCGGCAGACAATGTGCTGAAGTATGTTTTAAACTGAGCAATAGCTTTTTGCACTTGATCTTCATCGCCTTTGACTATGACCTTGAACAACGCCTTTAACGCATCGCGACAGGCAGAAGGTGTAGAAGACTTAATAGCTTCGATACCCATAATCTTGAGCTTTGGTTCTGCGTATTGTACACCTTCGTTATTGTGTACGTTTAGTATGTATCGTTTCTTGGCAGTCCATATTCCACGATCAGCAATAGCTTCACGAGCCATAACCATACGTGGAGTATAGCAACCGAACATATCATATAGTCTTGCGTAAGACTTTTCCAACATAGGAATGAACTGTTCTTCACAGATCTTGTCAATCGTTACTACTTCTTCACCAGGCTTAACGTACTTTTTAACAAGGTTACCGAACTGTACATATACCGAATCTGTATCAATAGCAATAACATAATCAGTACCATCAGTTTCGCATACTTTATTCATGAATTGATTAACAGACTTTTCAGCCCAGCGGATAACTGTTTGACCAGTGAGAGTAATACCTTCAGCAATACGAAGATCGTAATAACGGAACCACCTGTTACCTAACGCGCCATAAAGAGAGTTAAGAAGAAGTTTGATTGCCATCTGTTGATTTTCATAACGAGATATGTCACGTTCAATACGGATGATTTCAGACTTATTACTTTTGTCTGTGTTTTCTTTTTCTTGCTGAGAGGCCAACATCTTTTTCTTGATTATGCTACGTTCAGAATAGTATTCAACGATGATCTTAGGAAGAACACCTTGCTTTTCCTTTTTAAAGTATACGCCGTTGGCTGCAAGTGCGTAGTCAGTATCATTCACGTGAGTCTCAGACAGACCTACATCTGGATTCATATGAGCACGATCACCTTCAACAATAGTTTCTGGTGACATATTCCATTGAACAATGATGTTAGGATATAGTGAGTTTAAATCGAATGATGTTACCCATTCATGCATTCCAACCTGAGGAGCTTTAACATAGCCACCCGGATAATCTGCTTTAAACTTGTCACCATTAGGAGGAACTATTATGCCACGATCACTTAGATCACGATATAAGATAGCATCCCATATAGCTGTAGTACCAAGAGTATCAGAGTAGTTAACACCACCACGATATGCCATGGTCATTGCCAATGTGATTAAGCCCATTTTGTCTTCAAGGCGATCAATCAGTTCAACGTCTTTGATGTTGTAATCAATAAACTTTTGGAAGTCATTCTTATACAATGAATGCAAGTCAGTGTATTCATCGTAAGAAAGCTTTCTTTCACCGAGTACCACATGAGCAATATGATCGAGCTTATATGATTCTTGAGGACCATAAGAGTGACCAAACTTTTTGAATAGTTCCATGTAATCTAGCTGAGCAATACCAGTCAATTCGTATGACTGTTGATCACGACCCATTGTAGTTACCCTACGCTCGTTAATCAAACCCCATGGAGACATGCGCTTAGCAGTATCAATTCCAAAGAGTCTTGCAAGACGATTGACGAGATATGTTATATCAAAGAAACGTACGTTCCAACCAGTAACAACATCAGGGCAATGGATAGGAGAAGACCAATGGCTAAGGAACTTTGTTAAGAGTTCAGCTTCGTCTTTGCAGTGTTCATATTGGACTATATGCGATTGCATAATAGATTTAGATACATCATAAGGGTGTGATGCCCAAACATAATAGATGTCATCTTTGTTGTTTTTCATACAGATAGCAGTGACTTCTTTCTCTGCGAGTTCAGGTTCTGGAAAGCCATCGTCTGAAGCAGTTTCAATATCAATAGATGTTACGTTAACCGCATCTCTATCAAATTCAATCTTACCTGGAAACTTTTCTTGTAGGTATTGTACGACATAGTTCTTATTGCCATACAACTCTTTAGAGCCGATAGTACCATAAGTCTGTTCGTGAAGTTTAACGTCTGCCATTTTAGCAAAGTTAATAGGACTGACATGTTCACCATCTAAGGAATAGTCAGTGCCATTGTGATCTAGTTGATATAAGGTAGGACTGAATTTGACACGAGTTTCATGTCTGTGGCCTTTCTTATATCCACGATATAGTAAACTATTGCCGTATCGTGCTACGTTTGTGTAGAATTCCATAAGCTTTTCTCCAAATTGATATGTCTATTATAACACAGTTTATTGGAAATGTACACCGATTTCTTCATCTATTTCAGCTTCATCTGATTTCTGATAAACCAAAGCAACGACACGTTCGTATTGATCTACGACTTCCGGATCAGCTGGACCATAGAATATTACGTTATCAGTATGAACTGATATATCCATAATTGGTTGTTTTAAGAATTCTGGCCAGGGCATTGTTACCAATTGGCCATCAACGATTTCTGCAGATAACGGTTGTATCAACAGTAGTTTGAAGTTAGTGACGTCAGAGACCTGACTAAGAATAGTTTCACCAGAGGTGAGTTTTGTTGCGTATAGCATATCTGCTCCATAATTAAAAGTGAGAGGCTTTGCAGCCTCTCGAGTTAGCATTCAACTTAATGATCTTTACAATAGAAATGGTCCAAAGACTTGTAACGCATTTCTTCTGAACGTAGCAACAGTTTTTGTCTACGTTCGAGATCGGCTAGAGATACTGACCTGCTCAAGTAAGCTTCTTCAGGAGACATTTGCCAGATCTTAACTTTATTAGACCACCAAACTTTAAGATTTTTAAACATTCTTATTGCCCTCTCTTCTGATAGAATTCATCATAGGCGGTAGTATTCATTTCGAATAGTAACGAACTATAAGTGTGATACGGATATTCTTTAAGCATGTATTCAGCAATAACTGCATTAGCCGATAGTTGGCGTGAGAGTATTACTGAATCATGGCGTTTCTTTAAGAATTTCTTAATAGCACTAAGAAAAGGTACAATAGTAAAGCTAAATATTTTCGTTGAGTAGTTGACTGTTTGGGACATTTTTGGATTCCTCGTTAGTTCCAATGTTAATTTTACGAGGACGCTGATCTTCAGGGATAATAACCTTCAATGCAATTGCAAGGATACCATCAATGATGTCTGCTCCGTGCACATGCACGTGTTCCGACAGCCGAAAAGTGCGTTTGAACCTCTTCGTAGAAATACCACGATGAACGTATTCACGACCTTTCTTTACATGCTCTCCTGTAATAGTGAGAGTCCTTTCATCAAGTTCAATATCAATACCTTCTTTACTGAATCCTGCAACCGCTAATTCGATTAGATAGTCGTCTGGTCCAGTGATAATGATATTATGTGGTGGGTAGTGATCATGGGCATGCTTAGTAACATGTTCCAATTCTTTAAAAAGATGATCGAACCCAATAAACGCTGATGATGGATATAAGTTTTGCGAAGGGTTAATTCTTCTAATGCCTGTCATTGTATTCTCCTTTTTCAAGCAAGATAGTATTTATAGGAACCAAGCTAGCCTTGCATTCCGATGTTATTTATATATTATTTAGAGGCGGATTGATCTTTAATCCACTTAATTGCGATTCTATTTTCAGGCTTCTTTTTAGACCATTTCATCATCCAAGTGTAAGCACGTAATGATGCTCCTTCGATGTTAGAACCATTAGAGTTATCTACTATAACCATTCTTTCTCTAAATAGGTTTTGAAATTTACCGATATTGTTTTGCACACCTTGCCACATCTTCTCAACATCTTTATCTGCTAAAGAACGCTTTCTTAATTTGTTGCGTTTTAATGCAGTGTCTAGATCTGCGTTGACAAAGATCATAGCTACAGCGTATCCTATGTTTCTTAAGTCATTGACTTGACCGGCAATCTTATTATAGTCTTTGCCAGTACCATCTATAACAATACCGTTCCTACCTTCAAGGGCTCTATACATTTGTTTACCTGTAATAGCTTTTGCACTTGCCCTTGCGGTTTGCCCGGCAGGCGACATGATATTATCAGGTGTTGCTTCAAGACCAGCCTTAGCTAACGCTTTCTCAAACGCTATGTCTGAGTTGATAAGCTTAAACCCAAGAGGTTGTAAAGCAGTCTTACCTACAACGAAAGACTTTCCGGAGCCTGGTCCACCAGCTAAAATTATAGCTTTAAATATTGCAGGATCATTGACACCCTCGTCTAGAAATTCCTGAAAAGCTTTCATCAGTATGTACCCTTGATTTGTGTTTATACATCTATTTATTAAAGAATGATCTTTGATGCTGGAGCAAGAATCTTAGAGAACATCGTTTGATATTGCTTCCTAAGTGAGTCAACAGGATCAACAATAAACATAATAGACTGTTCTTTTACATCCATGCCATCTTCATTTTGGTAGGCAGTAGAATAACCCATGAATGGTGCAAGGCCAAGAGAGTTAGCTTCAGTTGGTATTAATATAGCAACATCAGTTAAATTGTATTTTGCTGTAATTGGGTCAGAAGTTACTGTACATAAGAGTTCTTCACCTGTGACAAGACGAACGATTTTAATTTCGTTTTCTAGTTTCATGCTTAATTTATCCTGTAATTATATTATAAATTTCTTTCCAGTTCTGTACACGCTTTGCACCACCAGTATAGTCGGCGTTGAAAGAGTGAGAGATCAAGAGACTGTGTAAACCAAGAGCAACACCAAGGTCGGCATTCTGTGGCTTATCTTCTACCCAATACATATCACTATCGCGATATTGTTCTAGGGCTTCGTCTTTGTCTGCACCAGTGTCTAAACACACCAGCTCTTCAAAGATAGTAGGGCCGAACAACTGATCAAGGTTTTGCTTCCGTAAACGGTAGGCTGCTTGGTTGAGGCTCATACTTGTAATGCAACGGAAGACATAACCATGTTCTTCGTGCAACTTACGTACGTATTTAATGGCATCACGTAGTGGTGATAGGTAACGCATCTCTGCGCTTTCATTAAAGCTTATTACTAACTTTTTAGTTTCTGCTCGAGTCATATCGAACATGATTTCCATATCATAAGTGTCTGAAACAACTGGCTTGTGGCCTTTTGATTTCATCCACTTCTTAAAACCGTGAACCCAATCAACGAGAACACCGTCACAGTCTGTTAGTATTACTTTTTCTTTCATTATATATTCCTTATTTCAATTTGTATTTAGTGCGAACATGTAGGCATTGAATGTTATGACCACCGGCATAAAAGGTTTCAAAGGAGAAGACTTTTCCATTATCTAATTTCCAAGCTCCTTCCATATAACCGTCTAGACCGTTTCGGCAAAATAGCTTTTCAACGCTATTAACTTCGAAGTCGATCTTCTTTGCTACAGCAACTTCAATCTTCATAAGCTTTTGAAGAGCTTCTTTTTGAGCTTTGATTAGCCAATCATCAACACTATAATAAGCAATCAGTTGTTGATCACCTTGGTTGATACCCA